TGAGCTCATAGCAAGTGTTAAGTCACTATGATCCCGTCATTATGCGGGAACAACCAATTTCGAATTTTCTACCAATTTAAAAGAAGGCTGAACCCCATTAGCTCCCCCCGATAGGAGGAGTTATGAGGACTATATAGTTGTTAATATATAGCGACCACCTTCTACCGAGTACCTGTCTACACACTGTAATGTGCTTGGGGTTTGGGAGAATGTTTATGCTTCGATAGCATTTGTTACCACAGAGAAATCACCCTCTGAATCGAGGTTGAGGAGTATGGTAACTGTGTCAGGAGTTTTGGTGTTGTCGTAAGGCACATAAATGCCTGGAGCAGAACCGACAAAGTTGCAGATGAAACAATCTGTTACTGGAACGAAGTCCTGTGTGTTATTGGTGTAGTATATACCAATAGAACCCTTGGAACTTCTAGATATGGTGCAGATCTTTGCGCTCTCAACAATGTTTGGAGTAAAGGCGCTTGAGTTTCCAAGCTTTACTATGGGCTTGCTATCAAGCACTCCCACAGTAGCAGTCAAGGTACTCACATCTACCTGTAATTCTAGGCCAGTAGGATATGATTCTATCAAACTCACATTGGAGATATCGCACATTGGCGGTGGTCCAATCATGAAGAAGAAACTGAAATCATCTCCAGCAGCCTCATACATTCTAGATGACTGAGAGTTGCCACCATAACCAGCTAAATTGCGACAGCGCACGTGTGTCCTCACATCGCCCAAAATTGGGGTTTGATTGGAGTTAACCACGTCACATCGCACTCCGCGGTAATATGGAGTTCTGATCTCGAAAGCGTTAGACACCTGTTGATTTTGTTGGAAAATGGGCTGCCCGTAAGAGGCAGTTTCAGGAACAACAGTTTGACAGCTCTTCTCTTCGTCAAAGCCCAGATAAGCATCTGCCACCACACCAGGCGTATATGGGATTAGCTTAAACTGTGAGGATCCGTTATAGAACCTGTACAGAAAGGAAGCCATGTACCAGGGAGTGGGAATAGCACGATCTAGGAAATTCAACTGTGACATAGTACGCATGCCACTGGTAGAATCTTCGTCCATGTGCCGCGTTCTTAAACCAACGTAGTCTTCAGTTTGACTAAGATTAGCAAACCAACTATATCGCTTCATGAAAGCACGTAGGGACTTGAAGTATTCTCCAGTTGTCTGTGCAGTCACATCCTTTGATGTATGGGATGGGACCAACAGATTTTCATCGGCTGGGATGAAAACTGTACCAATGTCCGATTGAGCATATCGGTTTTGGAAGCCAGGAGCCAAGTTCATAACTGGACGAGCAATCTGATAATCTTCTCCACCGCTATGAGCGACAAAGAAAGTTACAGACCCATTCACTGTTGGTGGATGAGAAAGCTCATTCAGAGAGTAGATGGCTAGGCATCCAGTTTTTGTGTCCAAAGTGGTAGCATTAGGCCCTGGGAGCAAACCGTCTTTCTTATACGTTTCACGCCAGTCAGTGTTTGATATGAAAGGAACCGAGACTCGGAAAGTTGTTCTTCCCATTTCGTCTTGGCGATCTTTCAGATTACACACGACGTTGTAATTTGTATTTAGAAGGTTGTCGTTTGGACCCGTGATTTCACTTGGAACATCAACGATGTTTGTTTCAGGTAAGAAGATGACAGCAAATCTTCCTTGGTGATAAGGAGTCTTAACTATCATGATATCATAGTTAATGGTTCCTCGCCAAAGAGTTCCCAGCATACTAGCATAAGCAAAGCTGCCTAGGTACATAGTCTGGGTACTAGTTGCCTCACCATACTGGTATTGAGAGAAAGGAGAAACTTCCCACTTTGTTATCAATTTACCAGCAGTGAAGAGAGTACTGTCTGCCACTTGAGAGTGAAAATAATTTGGACGACCAAAAATATATTCAAAACTCATTTCATCCTTGGTTTCAGGGATAAAAGACGATCCATCTATTCCATTGTCTTGCAACAA